AAACTCACTGTTATTGGGTTGGAAACTCACTGTTATTGGGTTGGAAACTCACTGTTATTGGGTTGGAAACTCACTGTTATTGGGTTGGAAACTCACTGTTATTGGAGGTAAATGGTGACCTCGATCAACAGCCAGTCGACGTATAAACAAATTTCACATTCCGAGCATGGTAATTACGTTTGTCACTAACGATTATACGTGATCAAGTTCCTTGACCGATTATACGTGATCACTAGATCTTGGTCAATCGCACTGATCAAATGATCTTTGGACTTTGCCGATTATACGTGATCAGTGCGACTCTGCCGATTATACGTGATCTAAGGATCTAAGGATCTAAGGATCTAAGGATCTAAGGATCTTTGGACTCTGCCGATTATACGTGATCAAAGGATCATTGGGCGAGACTGATTATACGTGATCATACGATCTTATGATCATAAGATCATTTGATCTGTTGACTCTTGGCCCACGGTCTGTAATCAGGTGATCAAGGTATTCATATATCAATACCTCTTTGTATTAAATCATCTGTAAATACCACAAAATGTCGTCAATGTAAATAGTACAAAAATGTTTTGTACTTGACCGTTGGCTTTGCTATAGTTACTTCACCGCGGCAATAGTGCCACGGCCTTTATAGGGGAAATACCATGTCTCAAGCCAAAGCCAAACAAGTCAGCAACAAAGCCACCAAAGCCGCGCCCGTGCCTGCTACCGTGCCTGTTGCTACCAGTACCGCTAATGTGCTGGCGCAAGCCGCCGCGCCCGTTACCGCTACGCCACAAGCCGGTAAAGCCGCTGCGCAGGCCAAGCTGGCCGCCTGCATTGCCAGCGGTACCGCAGCGCCCGGCGCAACCGCCCTTGCCCATACATGGGGTCAAGGTGGCGCAAGTGTGGGTAACGTTGGTCGCTTGCCCACCGGTAGCATTACTGTCACGGGCAAAGGTGCGGCCTACAATCCCAAGCCGGGTTATAACGCTACCGCATGGGCGGCAATTGTGGCGGCTGTTGCCGCTAACCCCAACGGCGCCAGCGCGGCTATCCTTGCCGCCGCCGTTGGCCACGGTGGCGCGGCCAACGTGCGGTACCACGTAGCCGCCGGGCGGCTAGCCGTTACGGCCTAACCGACAAGCCGGGTCAAGTGCCCGGCTTCACTTGGTCCTGATTCCATACCTAAAGGTATTAATACCTTAATATACGCTTATGCGACGCCCGATGAGATGATGAGAGCGGGAGACCGAGAGGTCGTGAGACCTAATTATATACACTTTGGGTCCCATTCAGGTACTCCTCAACCCCTAGCCGGTCGAGAGTTATCCGTAAAAAGATTAGCCGGTCGAGAGTCATCCAAAAATTTTAAAAATTTCAAAATTTTGAAAACTTGCTTTTCATTCGAGGTTGTGTTACCCTTAGAGTAACTGTTGAATCATTCAAGGTTGTGTTACCCTTAGAGTAACTGAAGGTCATAGTCAAATGATAACGGCCGACTTTGTTAGAAAGTCGTTAAAAGGTCAAAGTCAAAGGACGAAGGATAAATGCGTCACAACAAACGAAACAAGAAAGAAGAAAAAGAGCAACCATTTGAACTTCCGGAGAGGTTCATCCCAAGTTATGTCGCAGCGTTACCTGATTGGGCGAGTCAAGCGACAGAAGAACTGGTCAAATTAAGCAATACAAAAGGTTCACCTGGATTTGAACCTGGACCAGAACAAGCAGAACAAGTAGAAAAGATGGCCGGTCTTGGTATGTCACCAAAAGATATCGGAGCCATTCTTCGTATTGAAACCAAATTACTTCAAAAATATTACAAATACGAACTTGAGACGGCTGCCGAACGAATCAATGGAGCCGTTGCAAAGGTCGCATTACAAATGGCACTGAGCGGAGCACAGCCAGATATGACTAAGTTCTGGCTTAAGACTCGTGCTGGTTGGAAAGAGACTGTTGTGAAAGAAGTCACTGGAGCCGGTGGTGGACCAGTTCAATTCCAAGAAGTCAAACAGAAAATGCTCGAAGCTATTGACGCAGAGATCATTGATGTGACACCAGAGAAACCTAGCAACTAGAATTGAGAGAAATAATGAGAGAAACAAACAAAAGACAGTCAATTAAATTTCTCTTACCGTTTCTCTCATTATTTCTATTGTCAAGTCCTGCCAAAGCGGCGCTTCCAGATCCTGCAACATGGGTTCTACATGCAATCGGCGGATATTTCGTTGCCAAGTTCATTGATGAGAATGAAGTCAGCAAGGAGAATGAAGTTACCGGAATAGCAACAGCATCAGTAATCGGTATCGCAAAGGAAATTCACGATCTAAATTTCAGTGTACCAGACGCATTTTCTTGGTCAATCGGAGCATGGCTCTATTATCGTGGTAAAGAGAATCATTGGTGTTGGGATAATTCAGAATTCGCACAGATGTATTGGTACATGGAGATTGAGAACTCATGCCTAAAAACACGAAAGTAGCTCGTTGCGTTGACAAAGTCAAAAAGGAACTCCGTAAAGACGAAAAAGACCCGTCATCAGCTTATCCAATTTGTCAAAAGTCAACTCAACAATCATACAAGACAGGTAAGAAGTTGAAATGAAGTCAACCAAACAGTCATACAAGACCGGTAAGAAGTTGAAATAGGATTAATAATGAGCGAAAAAGAAGTACTCGGGGCAAAAGATATCCCCGATACACGATTTTTAAGTGCAAAAGAGAAATTTAATCTTTTGCCACCACAAAGGCGTATTGAACTTATCAGTGCGATGCCCGATGAGGATGCTGCACGACTTAATTACGACTGGGAATACAACGGTCGACCAAAACAATTGTCGCCCAACCATGAGAAATCTCGTGCAACGAGCTTCTGCATGTGCAAATATCTGGAAGCGCAGTCAAAAACAGATAAAAAACTCAAATTAGAACAATTTCCGAGTTGTACCGGAAAAGTTGAAAAAGAAGTTGTCGCACTTACAGACGATGAGCTTCGAAATTTAAAATTTAAAGATGACAAAGCTCAGTTACCTAACGGTGAAATTGCGATAAAGTTACCGAACGGCATTATAATCAAAATTGTAGAAAATTCAGAACCAAAACTGTGCAAATTCCGAATGGATTGGTCGGTTTGGGTTCTATTGGCTGGTCGTGGTTTCGGTAAAACTCGCGTCGGTGCAGAAGTTGTCCGTGATGCAGTAGAGAGCGGTCAAGCTAAACGAATTCATATCATTGCTCCAACTGCTGCGGATGCTCGAGACGTGGCGGTTGAAGGTGAGTCTGGAATTCTCAATATCTCTCCACCATGGAACAAACCGCTATACGAATCTACTAAACGAAGATTGACATGGCCAAACGGAGCAGTTGCCTCCCTATTCTCAGCCGAAGAGCCAGAACGTCTACGCGGACCTCAATGTGATTTCGCATGGTGCGATGAACTGGCTGCGTGGGATCCCGGTGTACAACAAATGGTCTGGGATATGATGAACTTTGGTTTACGTCTTGGGAATAATCCACGAGCAGTCGTTACAACGACTCCCAAACCGACTATTTTGATTCAAAATCTTGTAAAACAGGCACAAGATCCAATCAATCGTACAATCATCACTACTGGATCAACTTATGAAAATCGGAGTAACCTTGCTGCTCCGTTTATGCGTCAAATTACTCAGTACGAAGGAACCAATCTTGGTCGTCAAGAAATCTACGCTGAGCTTATCGACATCGAAGAATCTGGTATTCTCAAACGATCCTGGTTTAAACGATGGTCCGCTGCCAAAGCGATGCCACTCATCGATTTTGTAGTACAAAGTTACGATACTGCGTTCACACAACAGACCGAAAATGACCCGACAGGATGTCTTGCATTCGGCGTATTTCGCCCCAGTCCAGATGAACCATTTTGCCTGATGCTCCTGGATGCTTGGACAGATCATCTTAAATATCCAGAACTCCGTAAGAAAGCTGCTGATGATTATCGTGCCACCTACGGTGAACAAGAAGCACCGGTCGATCTTCTATTAATTGAAGATAAAGGTTCTGGTATCCCGCTCATTCAAGACTTGCAACGTGCAGGTCTGCCAATTCGCAAATATAACCCCGGCAGACCGGACAAAGTGATGCGACTTCATGCTGTTTCCCATCTGGTCTACAACGGACGAGTTTATATCCCAGAATCCAAACAGGTTCCGGGCGAATTTGTGACGTGGGCTGAAGACTTCTTGCGTGAAGTTTGTAGCTTCCCGAACAGCCCTCATGACGAATATGTTGACTGCCTCAGCCAAGCTCTCGCATTCTTCCGAGATCAAGAGTGGTTGAGCATTGACCCAACTCCAGAGCGTCCTGAGTACGAAGAGGAAGATTGGGGTGATAGTGGTTATTCAAATCCATACGCAGCATAATGACGAACGAATTTACAAATGATCTAGATCAATAATCAAGTAGCCCATTGCCTCGGTTTAAAAACAAAGCTATACTACCTCCTAATTCCTAGGGAGGTAGTATGGGGCCGTTATCGACATTACTCGCACGCTATCTTCCAAATAAAATTCCCGGATACACAGAATACGTTCAACATTCTGGTATTCGTGATATTACTCCTTCTAGATTAGCCAAAGCCGGATTACAAAGTCTTCGTTCTCCAGAAGAATCTTGGGGACCACACGCCGTCTTTGATAATCGCTTAAAAGAACACAGCAAGAAATACGGCTACACTCTTCCTGTAAAAGCTGCTCGTAGTATGATCTCTGCACGAGATTACGGTCGTAGAAATCCAGACCTTGATCCTCAGCTTATGAAAGATCAAGCAGTTCTATATCAATATCTTCAAGGTCTCAAAGGATTCAATTTTGAAGGAGACCTTGTAGATGCTCTCTACAATAAATATGGTATTGACCAAGCGGTAGCAGAGAAAGGATCTATTCCTGCCCCAGATGAAATGGATTTTCAATCAATTGAAGATTTGTTCGATGAATTTAATCGTATGATGGTAGGTCAATAATATGTCGACAAAGAAAGAGTTTGAAGAAGCGAAGTGTTGGTTCCACGCGCAGCTGAAGACCCAAGATTAAATCCTAATCTTGATTCATGGATTGAAGCAGTTAAAAAAGAACTCGGTGAATATGGAGAATAACCGCCGCTTGCTAAACTCGCGCAAACCGGCTAAACTGAGTCCATCATATAAGGTCAACTGACAGATGATTGATATCAATCTCCCACCGCCTGAAGACGAAACTGGTCCGGTTGATCTACCGATGGATATGTTTCCACCCATGATGCCAGACATCATGGAGCAAGATGATGGTTCTGCTCTTGTGCCGATGGAAGCGATGGAAGAGCAACAGCAATTTGACGATAACCTTGCTGAACATCTTTCATTTCAAACCTTAGCTTCAATTGCTGAAGACTTTCTTGATGTAATTGAGAAAGACATTGAGTCACGCAAACGTCGTGACCAGCAATATGAAGAAGGTCTTCGTCGTACCGGTTTAGGTGACGATGCTCCGGGTGGTGCGTCATTCTCTGGTGCATCTAAAGCAGTACATCCTGTTTTAGCAGAATCGTGCATTGACTTTGCTGCACGAGCAATCAAAGAACTGTTCCCTTCTTCTGGTCCAGTCAAAACAGAATCAAACGGTAGTCTTGCTGCTGAAGAAGAGATCCAAGTTCAACGTCTTGGTAACTGTCTCAATGATCAGTTTACTAAAGAGATCAAAGAATACCGGTCGGTTTATGAACAACTACTGACTCAGCTTCCTCTTGGTGGTAGTCAATTCCGTAAATTCTATTTTGATGCGACTAAAGGTCGTATCTGTGCAGAATTTGTACCGATCGATGATTTGTTCATCCCATTCTATGCAAACAGTTTCTATGATGCTGAACGTGTAACTCATCGTCAATACGTTACAAAACAAGAATATCTTTCGCGTGTTGACGCAGGTCGTTATGTTGATCCGAAAACATTTATAGACCCAGACGAACCTCAAGTTTCTCTTTCTGAGAAAGCTAATCGTAAGATTGAAGGTAAAGATGAATCTGGTTACAATGAAGACGGCGCACGTACCGTTTATGAAGTCTACACATGGTTAGAACTTGAAGCTGATCAATTCACTCAAGGTGTTCGCGCTCCATATATCCTTTCAATCGATGAATTTGATCAAAAAGTAATTTCAGTATATCGTAACTGGGAAGAACAAGATCCTACACGTCAAAAACTTGACTGGATTGTAGAAGATATTTTTATTCCTTGGCGCGGTGCCTACGGTATCGGTTTACCGCATCTGATTGGCGGTCTGTCTGCCGCAGCTACAGGTTCATTAC